CCAATCCAACGTCACGATGGCCATAACACTAGCCCGTGTATACTTTCCTTGCAGAATTTGTGAACACGGACACATGTACGACCAATACAATAAAGCGCCAGCGTTGTTAGTAACTGACCAAGTAATAACTTGTTCAATATTCTGAACGCGCTTTAGGAATTCAAAAGACATCTCGTCCTGAGTAGAACCGAATGTCTCGGGGATAGCTAATTCCAATCCATCCCCTGGCTGCAAATTTAGCCGCTCACTATGATCAATCTGGGTACTATTAGAAAAATTACCCATAGGATTACGCGTGATCACCAGTGGAGCTAAATTGATGTTGGGATAATCCAGAGTCGGAATCGAAGCATCGACTTTCGCCGTAAGCTCCGAAGAAGCAGATGTATTGCCTTGAGTTTTCATCGCACTATGATTTAAATTGTACGTATTACTGATCTTCGTCAAAGCAGCTCCTTGAGGGACCATTTCAAATGGATCCTCCGACACTGTAGTTAACTGACGCGCCAAACGAGCGCGGCTCGTAATCTCCGGTGGTATAGGATGAGCGAATGTAGAGTTCGTAAACTTCACACTCACGGAATACGAAACCGCAGTGGGTTGCCCTGCACCCACTCTCAAGATGTTGAAGGGCATAATAATCAAACGACCAAGGGTGTCCGTAATATTACTAACTTGTCGAAAGTCAATAAAGTTCTTCGGATTAACAAACGGAACACGCAAAACAGCCGCTGTATTATCAGCAGGATCGATGAAAACGTGTGGTACACTCGTTTGGGCAGCTTGATTAACATAGTATCGCTCAGCCACAAACGCATCGTTGGTCATAGGCATAAAGAAGGCTATCAACCTTCCTGTCACGAACTTAGTGCCTGTCACGCTGATAACAATATCAGTATCACCTCTCCAAAATGCATACAACGAAAACGGAGTGTGAACAACACTGTTAACCAACAAGCCAATTGGAACATCCAACGTCTGAAGAGGAACTCCCCAAACGTCAGTGACACTCCAATTGCCTGTCACAACCAACACCAACCGTTCAACCAACTTAGCCATGGACCAATCGAAATCTTTCATTCCACCCATAGCATGAGAATCGGCAGATGTTTCACCAACTCTCGTAACCTGCACGGTTTCCGTTTGTTGAACCCGCACCACACCAACATGCTCCGTTTCTTCCATAGTTTCTTCAGGAGCAGAGTCACCAAGCGAACCAGTCGCCGACATAACTCTCCCCGATTGGACCACAAGCTCACGGTCTGGTCGAATACCCAATGACAGTTCTTCATAAACTGTCAATGTTCCACATGAATGATACGCCAGACTTGGCATTTTACCACGTTTGGCAAACTGCGTAGCGTAAAATTCAATATCAGGAAGGACAAAGTGCTGGCCCCGTTCACGCGCAGCATGGATGATCTTATCTCGAACGGAATTGAAATACTCAGCTCCATGGAAAAAAGCATATTTCAACGCATCAGAACAGTTTTCGCGACACAAGACCCACGGGTCTGCGCCGCCCACTTGATCGCTAATCCAATTGGTCGTCTCTTGAATAGAATTAAAAGACAAAGTCGGAAACCAAAGCTTACCAACTTTCTTGAACCCACATTTCAAAAACGTGAGCTCCTCCAATGGACGCAACGCAACCAGTTCTTTTCCGGTTTTCTCGGCATCGGTATAATCCATGCCAAGTTCTTCCTTCATTGCCGCTGATATAGTCGACATGTTGAAAAATTCCGCGACAGGTCGTTTTATAGCTGTGATAATATCATCGCCAAAAACTTTCGATCGAACGTTGGCCTCATAAAAAATCAGATCTCTCGATTCTTCTGGAGCCACTACCTGCCAAGTGTACGCCTCACACATTTTGTTGACAATACAATTGATAAGCGTTGTTAAAGGATTGCCGGAATTATTTCCAGCATGCTTATACACAACTGTATTTCCGACGAGAATCATTGTATGTATGAACTCATGAAACAAAGTCCGACGGACATTCTTATTCTCCACAGAATCATGGAAAGTAGGATCATCATCGAACCAATCATTCATAATATCACAC